ACAACAACACAAATACCTGCATTTACAACAACACAAATACCTGCATTTACAACAACACAAATACCTGCATTTACAACAACACAAATACCTGCATTTACAACAACACAAATACCTGCATTTACAACAACACAAAAACAAGCATTTACACTAGCACAAAAAAACGCATTTCCAAAAGCACAAAAACAATTACTTTGAAAATCCTATGGGGGGGAATATATGTATTCTGTAATTATAAAAGGATATATTGCAGTATATACAAGAAGAAAAAATGTGAAATATATAATTTAATATATATATAATATATATATTATGAAACTTTGTGCCCCCGCCGTCGTTTACCTCGTTTTAGCAATTATTGCGCTAGTATTGAATATGCGTTTTAGTATGGTCAGTATTTTACTCCATGTTGCATTCATTGGTCTTTGGACTTTTATTTTGAATTGGATCTGCAGTAAAGGATTCAAATGGGTATCATGGGTTTTAGTCGTTTTGCCATATTTATTCGCTGCACTTGTATGGCTAATTGGAGTTGAAATAATGGCAATAAATAAAATGAATGCTCATCATGGATCAAGATTAAGTGTAAATTCATATGAAGGTTTTGCGGATAATGATGTTACTGCATTTACACCCGAACAAATACAAGGATTGACTCAATCGGATATACAAACTTTAACACCCGAACAAATAAAAGGATTGAGTATAACGCAATTACAAAGTTTTACACCAATACAGCTTGCATCTTTTACACCGACACAAGTGTTAGCATTCACACCAGAACAAATTGCAGGTTTTTCAAATTCAAATAACCAAATTACTGATCCTGTAGCTAACTAAAAATAAAATATAATAATGATATTTTATATAATATTATTATATTATGAAACTTTGTGCCCCCGCCGTCGTTTACCTCGTTTTAGCTATTATTGCTTTAGTCTTCAATATGCGTTTTAGCATGGTCAGTATTTTACTCCATGTTGCATTCATTGGTCTTTGGACTTTTATTTTGAATTGGATATGCAGTAAAGGATTCAAATGGGTTTCTTGGGGTTTAGTCGTTTTGCCATATTTATTCGCTGCACTAGTATGGCTAATTGGAGTTGAAATAATGGCAATAAATAAAATAAATGCATATGAAGGTTTCAAAGAAGGTGTGGGGGGACAAATTTCGTTTCCTACAAAAAAAGTAATTCCTCTAACTCAAGCTGAAATTGATTTAGCTACAAAATTAAAGACTATAACAATAGATCAAATAAAACAATTGACACCAGAAGAAATAAAATTATTAACAAATATTCAAATATCAAAATTAACAAATGAACAAATACAAGCAATTCCAATTGATAAAATACAATTATTAACATATAGCCAACTCAATGAAAATTTCGATGATTTGACACCACTTCAATTTATGGCATTACCAAAAAAAGTAATACAACTATTTCTTCCAAAACAAATTATAAAAAATTTAAAATCTTTTTCACCAATACAAAAAACATGGTTTTTACCAATTCAAGTAGAAACAATACCAGAGTTAAAAGGATATACTTTACCTCCAGGTAAATTACCTAATGGAATTACTTTACCTAATAATAATTATGATGATGATGATATTGAACTATCCGATGCTGATAAAGTCAAAATATATAACAAAATTGTTGATCTTATAAACTAGATAATACTATTTATACATTGTATATAGTTCTATTATTATCAATTAATAAAATTTTTTATAACAATATTATTTAATTTTATTATAAATAATATTAATCTTTTACACCTAATTACATTTAAAATGCCGACCATAAAGGGTCGGAATCTTTGATTGTAATTAGGTAACTGTTACTTTTCAACGATAAATCGGCGTTTTAAATGTGAAAAATATATAATATTTGTGTTAGAATAAATACGAACAAAGATTCTAACCCAACACAGAATAAACATCCACGCATTTCTGAAACATCGCCTTTATCCCATCAATATTCGCACCCACTACCACATCATCCGGCACCCAAGTCAAATTCCCTTTCTTATAACAAAGTAATACAGGCACACCATTCACCATACGCTTACTCTTCAAAAATGCATACAAATCAAATGCCCCATCGTCATCAATATCCAACACAGCACACAATATTTCTGTTGGCATTTTCCCCATACATTCGTATACAAGTCCCTCTATCTGCTTACAAGGTCCACACCACTCAGCACCAAATTTAATCACGACTGCTCCCTTATTATTTTGTAATGCTTCAATAAATTCGGCTTTTGTCATAGTAGTAACTACGTTTTCAGGACACGGCATTTTCACAGGTTCTTGAATATTCATGCGAAACATTTTCTATATACTTTAATAAACTTCATTAAAATCGCTATTTTACGAGAAAAATAAACTCCGCATGATATAAAAAATGCGTAAATGTTCTGTCAATCAAAACCAACATAACCTGAATATTCAAATGTACAAATTTAGCGAATTGCTCGAACTCTTTCAATTGAATTATAATTCTACCATAGAAGACCTGAAAAACGCCAAGAAAATAGTGCTAAAAATGCATCCCGACAAATCGCGGCTTCCGAGCGACTATTTCCTATTTTACAAAAAAGCATTTGAAATCGTCGTCGATTATTTCAAAGACCAACAGAAAACAATGAAACGTGTGCCTACAACCGAACAATTATATGAGCCATTAGAATCCAAAATGGGCGAAAAAACGGACAAACAAGTCGCGCAAAATATCCAGAAAATGACGAAAGAAGGCAATTTTCATAACCAGTTTAACCGCCTATACGAAGAGAACATGTCGAAAAAAGTGGACGAATCCAAAAATGCATGGTTCAAAAACAACGATCCGCTTTTCGAATTTGAAGGTCCCAAATCGGCGAAAGATATAGCGCTTTCGATTGAACAAGTGAAAGCGAAATCGGCGGCAATGGTGGCTTATAAAGGCGTACAAGAATTAAATTCATCTGTAGGCACATCCTCCAAATTTTTTGATGAAGACGACGAAGAAGACGCAAATGAATATGTAACATGCGATCCATTTAGTAAACTGAAATTTGATGATCTAAGAAAAGTCCATAAAGATCAGACAGTATTTGCTGTGAGCGAATCTGATTATGCGAAAATGGAGCGGTACGGATCAATGGATCAATTGAATAAATTGCGAAGTGAAACATTGAAACCTTTAGATAAACAAATCGCAGAACAACAAATTGCGCAACAAGAAGCGTTAATGCAGCAACAAGCAGCTGCTAGACAACATGCTGCGCAATTACGCAGTATGCAGTATGAAGAAAAGAATAAGGCAGTGTTGGCAAATTTTCTGAGAATTCAAAGTTAAAAATAGTTAAAAATATTTAATTTTATTAAAATGATATTATATTAATGATACCATTTTATTATTTTTATACACCTGACTATGAATTTTGGAATAATCATTTATCTGAAACATTATGTAATCATTTTGATGTCCGTCCAATTTCAATTGACAAAATAAATTTATCAAATAATGGTCACCATTTTACAAATGTTACAATAAAAATAGAATTGTTAATAGATTGTATCAAAAAAAATATGAATAATTCTATACTTTTTACAGATGCTACTATATTTGTAAATAAAAATAATGTAAAATTATTGCAAAATTATATTTGTGAAAAAATAAATACAAATAAAGATTTATATTTTCTTTATTTACAACAAGACCCTATAAATATAGGAGTAATATTATTAAAATGTAATGAAACAAATTTATATTTTTGGGAATATGTTTTGAAAACAATGAATGAAATGATACAAAATGGATATAATGCATGGGATCAAGGAGTAGTCAATAAATTAATAATTGGTCAAAAATATCCTATTGAATATGGTTATTTTGATTCAGATAAATTTTGGACTGGTTGTAAAATGAATAAAGAAAATATAAATAATTTTTTTATTTATAAATCATGTGTAAAGCCTGAATCTGATAGACAATTGATTAGATTAACATTTTTATATGAACTTAATTTGATAACAAAAGATGAATATAATTTTTGGTTAAATTATTCAACTAATTAATCCATCTTCGTCTTTGCCAGCTCACGTGCTAACAGATCCTCATTGTATTTTTTTGTCTCCTCCTCAGTTGTCGCCTCACGACTGTCGAAATCCACCGTCTCTCTCACACCAATCAAATTGCCTTCCTCATCAATAGTTTGTGTTAGCACATTCCCGCTCTGTTGCGCCTTCTTGATATTTTCTTCAATCGCTTTGCGTTTAGTATCCTTGATACGCTTCTCAAAATCCTCTTTCGCCTTCGCCTCGTTTTTCAACTTCTCGTGATGCAATTGATTTAGCTCTTCCTCCATGAATTCAATACGTCCAGTCTTATAAGCATCCGGATCCCATGGCATCCATACACCAACAGGACCCACAAAAATATCGTGATGAGGATCTTGTTCACGCAACTTCTTCGATTTTAACTCCGCCTCTTCTTGTGATGCAAAAGCACCGCGAAATTTGATGCCGCGCACTGAAGTCTGGAACTGATTCTGTTTCTGAAATTTAGCTGTTAGTTCATCCTCTTGTTTATCCATGAAATTCTTGAAATCGTCGTTGATATTGTATTCTTTTAACTTTAGCGATTCTTCTGTAATAAATTCAGTATAATCTTCGATCAAGTTCTCCACATTCAATTTATATTTAAAAGAAATGAAATGAATAAAATCAAAAAACTTGTCCGTCGATTTTTTGAAATCCCATTGTTTTAGGAATTCTTCGAAAATATAATGTTCGCGTTGCTTCAAAATTTTTTCAGGAGATACAAAAGAAAAACAGCCGAATTTTTGTCCTGCAATTGGTTGGTCTTCGTCACATAGATCAATATATTTAGGATTAGGTTCTCCGTTTTCATTATTTTTTCTCTCAAATGCCGACATTTTATGAAGAATTTAGGAAGTTTTATTTAAACCCTTTATTATTTCAAATATTTAAAAAAGAGAACCTAGCCTAAAACATTTTATTTTGTAAATATATAAAATGCTTGATTTTAGTGAATTGATTAAACGCGCCATCAAATATCTTGTTGAAGGTGTCATCGTCGCCATCGCTGCTTATGCTATTCCTAAGAAACAACCTAATATGGAAGAGATTGTTGTTGTCGGATTAACTGCTGCTGCTACATTTGCAGTTCTTGATGTGTTCATTCCTTCTATGGGCGAGTCTGCTCGTGGAGGTGCAGGTTTCGCTATTGGTAGCGGACTTGGCGGTGGTCTTCGTATTGCTTAAATTTATTACAACAGCGTAAAATATTCTGTAAGATTGCTTACAGAATATTATGTATGATATTAATAAAATAATTCGGGACTATAATGAGCTGCAGAACACATCCTATGATAATTTATTTGTCCTTGATGATCCGTCTTGACTTCGCCCTCTTCTACTCCTAATACTGGGGATATTAATGCACGATTACCAAATTTTGTTATTTGCCAATCTGAGCAAAATGGTGATTCAGTAGTGGAATTTGTACAATTAAATGCATATTCTGGCGTAAATTTTGCAAGCATCGCTTGAGCATGAGACCTAGAAAACATATACATGTGAGCACCCCATAAATCATTCGGATATCTATGAAATATGTGGTTTTCGGTTCTTCCAATTTCAGGAAAATGAGGTCCACCAACACAAGGGTAAGGCCATAAATAACTTAGTTGCAAGAAATCTAAATTATTCTGTTGGAATCCTGCAATAATTTCCGGCATACGCTCTTTCAATTTCTTTGAAATATAAATGTCGTCTTCGCAAACAATGGCGTAATCTGCACTAGTGTTCTCATAAAAATGCCTACACGAATCCAAATGCTGGAACAGAATTGCCCAACTGCGTTTTTGAAAATCAGTTATTTCATATGGCGAAATACGAGGATCTGTTATAGAGACGCCGGGAACATAATGTGCATATAGTCCGTTTTTTGCAAATCTTTGTGACATTCTTGTCTTTCGTTCATCATCATTATAATTAACCACATAAATTGCATATGTATTATTTGTGTCTTGATCTTGATGTGTCATAATATAAATTACTGATTTTATTTTTTATATTATTACATTTAATAAAATAAAAATGTTATTATTATATTTAACGAATACCGCCCATTTTTATAATGCTTCGTCCGCGTCCTGCACGATTTTGATTAGGAGTTAAAATAAATGGTCGTGGTCCATTTCTCATATCATATGTACGATTTAATTCTGAATTTTCAGGAATTGGCGTATTGAATGTAAATATATTCAAAAAATTTATTGAATCATCATATGAAAAATTTACATTACTTAATGAATTAATTCCGTCATTATTATTTTTATAATTAAGTTCATTTACATATTTATCGAATTCTTGGCGATTTACAATACGATTGAGTCCATCTTTTAATTGAATAATATTTTTATCCATAATAGGATAAAATTGTGATCTATCAATATTAATTTTTGCTAATGATACGCGTTGTTGCAAAATATTGTCTTCATATCCCCATGCCCAATAATTAGGAAATCCGTTAATAGCTTCAAAATCAGCGGCTTTAATGGATACTATTCCACCAAGTGTGAAATTATATCCGTAAAAATGTTTGACATTTCCAATTGTTGTTTGATAATCAATAAATCCTTTTGTCATTGGCATCGTATCAACATCATTGAATACAAGTGTAATATTTTTATAATCATTTGGATATATTTTTTTTATATATAGAAATCCAATGTTTTTCAATGCACCGCGATTGAATGATCTGGTGTCTTTTTGATGAACATAAACTATTCTGTAAGCATCTTTTGGATAATCTTCGAGAACAGTTTTCATATGATTTTCGAAAAATTTTTGTTGTTGTTCCCTATCACGATAAGGTACAATGAAAACTATTGATGGAATAACAGGAAGAGGTTCTAAAACAGGTTCTAAAACAGGTTCTAAAACAGGTTCTAAAACAGGTTCTAAAACAGGTTCTAAAACAGGTTCT